AGTTGCATCAGTTGCACCCGGCATTCTTGGCTGAATAGTAACAGCATCACCTGCTGTACCTGCAAAGCTTGAGGAATCAATTTGCATTGAATCTAGTAGTTCGTCACTACCTGCTGTTGAAACAGCTTTAGCACCATTGACGGTAGTATTGGCTGTATCGGCTGCACTATGCAATGCACTTTGCTTATAACCTGACATATAACCAAGTACGTCTTGGTCAAATTGGTCGGCTAGTCTGTAAGCTGCTCTATCAGATGCTAACTGTTGAAAGTTAATATGTGAGTGAGCCTCTTCAATATCATCCACTTTAAATGCAAAGTAGTTAGCTTTGTCAATAGTAAGTGAAAACTCTTCATCGTCAAGGTCTTGAGGAGTAATAGTAGTTCCTCTAGAATAAGCCTTAACTGTAATTTCTGGTTCTTTGATAACCTTAACGGAATCGCCCATATTTGCAATTTCACCAAAATAATCATTATTAGTGATTGCGTCAACAACAGAACCCTTACGGAATGCAAGTTGTACCTGTTTGCTGTAAATAATAGGACTAAAATTACCGTTAGGGAGGTTGCCATAACCAGCTGCTGCTGTAAATGCCATTTTAATCTCCTTAAACATTTAGCTAATGTACACCAAAAGGTGTACTACCTTTTAGTCATTTTACTTTATAAGGACCATTCATGCGTTGAGGTTGTACATCAGATAGCTAATCTTTTGTAGGCTCACATAATTGGGTAGTCTATTAAAGTCTTGTAAATGTAGTATAAGTATCCAAAAGGGGTTATACTACACCTTTAGTTATCTATAGTTATACTTAGATTTAAAACTTTGTCAAGCTTTTATCTAGCATTTCCAGAGACATCATAAATAAAGTTACCACTACGGATAGCTTCCATTATATTTTCTGATTTAGATTCATATTCTTTAGCACTCATTTTCTGAACTGCTGACTCACGAATCTTGTTACTGCTACCATCAGCATCAATCTTAGTCTTTGTGCCTTGTGTATTAACTGCTTTAGCAGCACCAGTATCATTCTTTGTCTTATTTGTCTTGCCAATACCTCTATCTCCTTTGTAGAGGTCAATAGCTCTTGCCGCTGATCTTGCATCATTATCATTCTCATATAGTGCGTCTTGTACCCATTTAGGCTGTTCTTCTGCCCAATTATGAAAGTCATCACTTTCTCTTATTTCATTAAAATCAGGATGTAAGCTTAATAGTTGTGCTTCAGCTTTATCTTTTACAGCACTTATCTGCATTTCATCTATTTGCTTAACACGTTCTTCTAGAGCTTTAGATTGTTCCATAGCTTTCTTCATAGCTATTGTTTCTACAATCTTTGCAACATCAGGATAATCTTTTGCCCATGCCTCTATATCCTCGTCTGACTTTGGCAATTTCATTTCTTTTTTAGTAGCTTTGTCTAACTGACTTTTTAAATCATTTAACTGCTTTTGAAATTGCTGTTCTTTTTCTTGGGTATGTCTGCGTAAATCTCCATATCGCTTCTTGAAAGTTTTTTCTTCAGCAGAAGTCAGCTCTGCTTCACCTTCCTCTTTCTCCTCGCTAGTCGCATTTGAACCTTTTTGCTCTTCAACGAGCCTCGCAAGTTCTTCTTCATCTTTCTTTAATCTCTCTTCTTGAGAATAAGGTCTATTTACAAACATTGCTTTTTTAGGTGTAGCATCTTTCACCATTACATCTTTAGCTGGTTCAGCCATTTTCTTCTCCTAGGGTTAACGTAGCCTTTATGGGGGTTAAGTAAGCTAGTTCTAATTGTGGATTATTAACGTGAAGCTAATCCACCTCGCTTCATCTTTTTAGGTTTAGGTTTTAATTTAGGTATAAAGCCACCTTTAGCTGTGGCATATCCACCACCTCCACCATAACCACTGTCTCCCATAGAGCTTGAGTCGCTACCACCACTCGTGCCACCATCGGAGTCATTATTATCATCATAATCAACATAACTAGGGTCTGGAGCAGGAGTAGGTGATGGAGAAACACTTGCACCATCAGATACTGGGTCATCGTCTACATAACTAATACCACCCACAACTTGTGTTCCAGTTCCACCACTTGTTACAGTTTCATCGTCTCCTTGTAATGTAGGTGTTTTGTCACCGATCTTCTGTGATGTAATTGTTTCTGCTTTTTTCTCTTGCTCTTTAGTAAACTGAGCATTTTTAATGTTATCTATTATCTGTTGTGTGTTAAGACCTAGGTTATTTAACTCATTGTAACTTAAATCTCCAGCATCAAAGTTTTCCATAGCACTTAATTTATCTGCAAGATCATTTGCATTAGGATTTGTTATGCTTGTTCTCTTTACACCTTTTCTATCTGTAATAGTTTTAGCATTTTGATAAACGTCAGCAGGAACATTTTTAACTATGCCACCTTTAGGATTTCCATTTTTATCTAAGGTTTGAAAATTAAAAGTAGTGCCTTTAGGATAATTACCCGTTATACCACCAGCTACCATTTTAGCCATAGTAAAAGCATTTATTCCCATACCTTTTGGGGGATTAACACTGAAGGCAAAAGATTTAGCACCTGTTACTCTGCCATCAGGTCCTATCTCTCCACCTAAACTTACAACAGTTTGTGAGTCTCTTGGATCTGGATCGTCTCCACTCTCTTGATCCACTCTTGCTGTTTTAGTTTTTGTACTTTGGGTTTTAGCTGTATCTACTTTATCTGTTTTAGGTTTAAATCCTTCAGGAAGTTTAAAACCAGTTAACATTTTACCATTCTTAAATGGCACTTGTATTTCTGCACCTGCGTCATTCACGTAAGTTCTGTATTCATCTGCTGCACCTGCATCTTTAAATAAGTTTTCAAAAGTCAACTTACCTTTTTTGTCGGCTGATTGTGAGCCATACTTAAATCCACCAGCAGGTGTTGACGGTGGTATTGGTGGTGGTGTATATGTCTTAGGTTGTACTCTTTTTGCAGTATTGTCAAAAGCAGACTTCCTAGTTGTTGTACCACCAAATCCATTAGCAGCATAAACTACTCCACCTTGAGCCATATCCATGTCATCATCATTATACTCTTCATCGTCATCCATGTCAAGGTCTTCTAAAGAAAAAGGTAAATCGTCAGGCATAATAGCTTCTTCACTGTTGCCCATTTGACCCATATCTTCCATCATCTGAAGACCTGTTTTAGCACGTTGACGTATTTTCATTAGTTTTTCAAGACCTATAAAACGCACTACATCTGCAGGAAAAACAAACTCACCTTCACTTAATTGTGCAGGTATATCGTCTCTTACTTCTTCTTGTGTTGAACCCGGAGGAACATCATTACCTGATACAGGGTCTATTGTGTTACCCTCATCTTTGAGTCCACCATCTTCAAACATTTCCATTTGTTGTCTTAGCATATTATTGTTCCCCTATTTTAGCATACGTATCAACATTAGTACCTTGTGGTTTTATTTTTTGGTCTTGTAAAACACCTTGATCTTCAAATTTACTAGGGAATAAATCTCTATATTCTCCAGTATCTCTAACACCTATACCTCTGAATATTCTATCTTGAAGCCCTTTAGAAGGAACTTCATTTGGCTTTAATATACCTCTGTTGCGTAAGTCTTTTATAGCATCTTGATATAAAACATCCATTTTTTCTACTCTTCTAGCCTGCATTTCTCCAGTTGAGTATTTATATTTTTCAATAGCTTTTTTTTCTAATTTATCTAAACGTATAGCTTGACGTTCAAGTAAAGCACGAAATTTCATATATTCTATAAAACTAGATTCATCCCCTATTTTGTTGATTAGATAAGTTTCATTTGGTGTAAAAGTAATAGCTTTACCATCATAATCTACATTGTTTACGTCATCAGCTATATTGACTTTATAAGTGCCTACACTATTAGGTAAAGAATCTTTTGCACTTTTAGAATCAGGCATATTTTTATACATATATTTAAACTCTCTTTTAATTAATTTATCAGTAGCTGACTTAAATATATTTATCATGTTATCATTCATGGGTAACTTTGGTGTGTCTTTTATAAAATCCTCTAATATTTGAGCCTTATCATCTGCTAATTTTTTAACATCTAAATTAAAATTACCATTGGTCATTCTTTTTAAAATTCCATCCGGACTATCACCACCTATATAACCTTCTCTTCTTTGAATAGCATGTTGTATTTCATGTAATAAATCAGTTCTTACTTTAGATAAATTATCTTTACTAGACACATATATTACTTCTTCATCTCCTCTTGTGCTATAAACTGCACTTGTAGTATTTTTATATTTCTCTGCTTGTTCCACGGGCATACCTTCTGCTATTTTAAGTTTTATAAAATCATCCATGCTTTTAACTCTTATGTCTTTTAATAAACCATATTGATTTCTAGGAAATTGGTCTTCAAATCCTGCAATGCCTTCAGCAAAATTATTTTCTTTTTTGCCATATTGTTTATATAAAGTTTGAAAATTTAAAACATTTTCTAAAGGAATGCCCTCTGGGGGTATCTTACTAGCATTAAATCTTTTTACAACATTAGTACCACCTTCTATAATCCCTGCTTCACTCAAACCACCTACATTCAATTGTGCCTCTTCTGTAGATATTTTAAATCTAAAAGCACCATCTTTACCCCTATAAACACCAGTTTGTCTATACAAGTCATCTTTAACAGAGTTAGGCAAATTATAATAATTAAGTCTAGTATAAATTTGCTTTCTTGCTGCAAAAACATTTTTTTCTGCAATTTTATACTGTTTAACTGCGTCTTGACCAGCTTCCGTTTTTAACCCTATTTCACTTAAATTTATAATAGGTCTATTAGGATCACCACTATCTACTGTTTTAGTTCCTTTTGCTACATCTATACCAGCACTAATAATATCTTTATTTTTTTCTATCAAGTCACTCATTTGTCCACCTGTAGTAGCAGTGGATATTGTAGGTCCATCAGCTACTTGAGCAACACCACCAGTTCCCGGGGGAACATCACCTCTAAGTAATTTTGTTTGCAACTCAAAATTGTCTTGTAAAAATTTATATAATTTAGTAGCACCCTCACTAGCTTTTACCACACCCTTTGCTGTTGCAACAAAAGCACCTGCAGGAGATAATATCTCACCCATAATTTGAGCAGTATTTGTGCCATCAGATTTTATACCTGTAATTTCAGTAAATTTTTTATCAAAAGCTTCTCTGCCATAGTTTTTTCTCATTTCATTTATGGCATCTTTAAATAGCAGTGCTTTAGGACTACCTTGTTCAGCTAAAAAATCATTTACAAAATTAACACCTTCTATTACATCAGAAGGCAAACCTGCAAAACCTGTAAGTAATCCTGTTCCAACAGATTTCATTTTTCCTATATTTTCATCTAAAGTTTCAGCTTGTCTTTGTTCACGTATTGTAGGCTTGTAAGACTCTAATAAATCTATAGATTCTTCAGGAAAAAACTTTTTACTTTTAGGCATACGTCTAATTCTTGATGTAGCAGCCGTTGCATCATCTGCATAAGGCAACTCTTCTTTCTCTAATAAGCTAGTCATCTGTTCATTTAAATCAGCCATTATTTAAGTTTACTTCATCCCTAAGTTTTTTTAGTCTGCGTAATAATGCAACAGCACCTTGTGACCTATGCATTGTAATAGTATTATCTGTCTGCTCTAATAACTTATGTTGTTGTGTTATTAGATAATCAATGTAATCATTGAAGCTGTTCAGTAGCTTGAGGTTGTTGACCAGCGGCTTGAGGTTGCTGAGTATTTGCTGTTGGTTGTTGTTGTTGCTGTTGTTGTCCATCTTGAGGTCTTCCTGTAAATCCTTGCTCACCCGGAGTTGGTGCTACTCCAGTGCCAATAGTTGCTCCACCTGCTCCTGTGGGGTCCATAGGGTCTGTGCCTGCGGGTGGTTGTTGTTGCTGATTGTCTGGGGGTGCTTGGAATTGTTTCATAAGCTCTGCTTGTACTGCAGCCTCATCCATATTATTTGTAACCTTGTCAGGGTCTAAATCCATTGCTTTTGCAATCTCTCTGATAACATACTGAAACTTAGCAAAAGGTGCAAGAGCTGGATTAGATGCGACTTGTAAAAATTGCATAAGTCTTTGACTGCGTACTTCATTAGCCATCAAGCTTTCTGTACCTCTAGCTTTAACTTCTAAATCACCTTTGATGTTTTTATCATAATCAAATTGCATATTAAATCTAAATAAACCCTCACCTAATGGTTTGAGTAAATAGTCATCTACGTTTTTTATAACAGTTTTAACACTACCACTTGCTGCATTCATTAACATTGATATACCACTAGCAGTTCTACCTACACCTGATACACCAGTCTGTCCATGAGCAAATGATGGCAATCCTGTACTTTCATCTGCAAGTTGTCTAGCTTTGTCAAACAACTGTAAGTTCTCTTGAGATACGTTTGGAAACTTTGTACCAAAGATAGCTTGTCCGGGTGCGCCGCCCTGTCTTCTAAATACTTTTCCCGGATACACAGATAAATCTTGTCCCGGAACTAAATTAGTCTCATCAACTTCTATGAGTAGATTACCTGATAACACAGCATTGTCTACTGACATTCTCATAAAACCATTCATAAGAGTTTGTGTATCATCCATGTTTTCAGCAATACCCACACCAAAGAATGAATATGGATTCAATTCATATGGTGCAGCCATGTATGGAATTGTTGATGGCTTGAAAGGATTAAGAACCATTCTTAGTAATTTGCCATTGCATATCCATACATTAACTTGTAACTCATCTAAGTTTTGTAAATCTTTTGGTATATCTATTTCTTGTTCTATAAGCATGTCAATATCACACATACCCCAATACTCAAGAACTTCAAATCTCTCTATGCCATGTTCAGGTGCATAGTCAGATAGATCATCTTCCCATGACTCTTTTGTATAGTTCTCACCCTCTGCTATGGCAGCTTCTATAACCTCACTTCTAAAGTGTGGTCTTTTCTTTAATGCTCTTAGTTGAGAACGTGACATCTTATGTCTCTCAATAACAAACTGTGCTTCATCCATATTATTAGCATCAGGGTCTGGGTAAAAGTTCCACACAGATACGTGAGATACTTGTGGTACAGTTTTTAATGTAGGATCATATTCACCTTCTTCATCCCAATTAGGATATTCTTTGTCTACAGCAAAAGGACCTTTCATCACACCCGTACCAAACAAAGCCATCTCAAATGCTGTACTTCTTAAATGTTTACTTGCACCTGACTCTTCTAATTGGTCGTGGATTTTCTTTTCCATATTTTTTGCCGCAACCAACGCAGGACTGAAAGTAATTGCTGTGGGAGTTTTACCAGCTTCTGCTTTAAGATTGTCAATATCTTTAAGCTTGTCTTCCAAAGGACCAAGCATACTTTCCAAAGTTTTTGCAGTAGCACCTTTAGGTAAGTCTTTGCCATCTCCTTTAAAGCCATAAGGTGAGGTTGATAAACTAGTGCTTCCACGAAGTTCTTCAGGTTCTTTAGGATCAAAACTAACATCTTTCACGACTCCTTCTGGTAGTTCCGTGGGGTCTACACTCAACGGAAATCTATTATTTGCAAATAGAACATCAACAATCTGCCCATAGGCTGCTAATGTTTTTGTCTTTGTTACTTTAATAAACACACGAGACTTTTCAGCTTCTGTAAACTGTACATCAGAACCATATAAACCTCTATAGTTTCTATAAGCTCTTAGCCATCTCTGCTCATCTAATTCTCTATAATCATCTGCACGATGGAATCTTTCCATCACAAATGGAATTATATTTGTGGTATGTACATCTGTAGTAGCTGTGTCTTTAGAATCTTCTAGAGATACTGCTTCACTCTCTACCATTATTTCATCATTTTCATCCATGTTTTATCCTTAATATCCAAATGTAGCATCTGCTACTGGCATAGAGTGTGTTGGTACACCTCTTGGGTCATAATCAAACAAACTAAATCTTGGTCTAGACATTATACCATATCTTAATGCATCATACAAGTGATCTTCAGCTAATGTGTCTACATCTTCAGGATTCTTTTTATCTAAAGGTATAGATGGTAATTGAGATGTGGTGTTTACACACGTATTAAAAAATACTAATCTTGGTTCTTCTGTAAACTCATCTACTTGTAAACGTCTATGTATCTCGTTCTTACCTGCCACACGACTGCCTCTACTTCTATCTGATGGTCTCCAACGACAGCCTTTCATAATCATTTGCTCTGCTAGAGAAGGACCTGTATCCCCACGTTTGTGCCATAAAGAGCTATCTAATACTCCGTATCTAATTCCACCATCGTCATCTTCTAGGTCTAATATCATATCTGCCAAATCTGTTGCAAGGACTTTGCTAACGTAAAGTTCTCTGTAGACAATAATTTGTTCAGACGGTGATACAGCAAACCAAAGAACACCAGACTTACTACCATAACCATAATCACATGCTCTAAACTTAACCCAATTATGAGGTACGTCAAAAGGCTCAACAACATGGATATTCCTATCAAACTCAGTAAAGGCAGCACCTTCCTTAATATCCCAATCGCCATCAAGTAATTGCCGTCTTTGTTGTTCAGGTAGCGATAATAGCATTGCCTCGTAATCCCCTTGTTCTGCAAGGTAAGGATTGTCAGATAATCTTGCGGGGATAAATCTCCTTTTAAATAAAGGTTTACCAGCCTTTGCATGTCCTGCTGGGTATTTAAGCACTTCTGTTGTTTCAATATCTGTAGCATCAAACGAGTTTCCATATGGAGCTGGGTCAATAAACATTTTTTTAACCCAGTGATGACCCCTGCCTCCCGGATTTGTTGTTGCCCTCATAAATATTGGTAAGTCTTTTGCAACTGACCTCAATCTAGAACGCATATAGTTCCATGCGTATGGGGTTGCCCACTGTGTTAACTCGTCAAAGCCTATCCAACTAAATGCTAAACCTTGATATCTTAATACATCGTCATCTCTATCTAAATAAGACATCCACAACCTTGCACCTGACGGTGCTACCCACTGCATTTTTCTTTCTGACCATTTAATTCCCGGATATATTTTTGGATATAACTCTTGAGATTTAAATATCAATTCTCTTAATTCTTCTGTTGTGTGTCTTAGTAGTAGTCCACTAAATGATGGGTGACTCATATATCTTAATGGGTCTGCTAACATGGCATAACTCTTGCCACCACCAGCACTACCACCATATAGTACTTCTCTTTCTCCTGCCGCTAGAAACTCTGTCTGAGGTCCTTCATTTGGTTTGAATATAACATTGTGCTTTTGCTCAATAGGTATTTCTGTTATACGTTCAACTTCTTGGACTTTAGACTCAAGAATAGGCTTTTGCACCTGTTCTTTCTTGTTCAATTTCTTTCGCCTTGGAGATCGCCGCTTCTGCATACTCTGCCCACTTGCGTAGGCTTCTAGCTTGGTTCTTACGTCTTTTTTCATTCTGTAACCTTTTTCTTAGTCCTACATGAGAAATGTATCTTCCTGTTTGTTTAGACAGCCAATTAGCTACTTGTCTATAGGAATATTGTTTAACATATTTTCTAGCCATTTCTAATTTATCTAGTTCGTCTTTTATAGGGTTAAGTGTCTCAGGTTCTTGTTCATCTTGGATGTAGCCAAAAGGTACTGTTCTAGCTATACGGGGTATTTTAATCCACTCATCATCTTCTTTTAAATCTGTTGGTTGGGGTAATTCCCAAGTTCCTATACTTCTGTTATTCATCTTCTGCTTGTACATTCTTCATTGGCATAAGCATAACACCACCTGTAGACTCTACTTGCATCTTCTCTGTCTTTACTAGACCTGTCCTATCAAGTAATTCTTTTGCTGCCGTCATCTTCTCTCTCATACCTAACTCTGTAGGATCATTGATACCACTAACCATTGCAACTGCTGCTCTCGGTGCATTACGTGCCATAAACATTTGAGTAGCCTCTAGAACCTCTTCTTTGATGCCTCTGACGATATCAGACGTAGAACTGGTAGGTGCATAGCCTGCTAGTAGTTTCGCCTGTGTAACATCCCCATTTGCCTCATCAAAGAGTACATCTAAAAATTTACGTTGCTTTTCTGTTAGTTCTTTTGCCATTATGTTTTCTTCTTCTTTTTCTTTTTCTTTACTGGTATAACACCAACCTTAACTTTTGTAACACTTGCTATGGTCACAGGTTTTTTCTTTGTTTTTTTTACAAAATTAGTAATTTGACTTTTTTTAAGCTTTGGGTACATCTTAGCTATAGCAGTTATCATTTTATTATCTGATGCTGACATTATATTGGTACTCCTATTACTTCTATACGAGATATAAGTCTTTTAGCTCTTTCCGGTGTTTGCCATCTCCAAGTGCTGTCTTCCATCTCATCTGCTGCACGATTCCAGTCTTGGTCTTTTACTGCAGCAATAAATTTTTTAAACTTAGATAGTCTTGGTCTTCCTAATTGGAAACACATATTTGCAATTACTAATTGTGCCTCACTAGGTAAAGAGTCAAACTCTTCAAATATAATTTTACAATCACTTAGTGTAACTTTTATATCTCTCTCAAACCAATCATTAACTTGTTCATTTGGTACTTTAGTTCCTACAGGTTTACCATAATATTCAGTATCCCATTCAGTAATTAAATGTCCTATTCCCCCGGTTAAATGATTTTCTGAACAAGTATATAACTCATATTTGATACCCTCGTCATTTGCTAATTCATCTTGTAATTGTATTAAATTCATTATTTTTTATTCTTTCTGTTGTCTACAGTGGATAATACATAACCACCTTGACGATAGTCATTAGCACCTATATTTTTTTTAGTTATAAATTTACCTTTAGCTGCTACTCTTCTACCTGTCGGTCTCTGCATTGGCTCTGGGATAGGTTGAGGCACTGGAGTTCCTGTTGGTCTTCTTCTTCTACGTACTTGATTGAGACCTTGTTGATTAAACCTTCTTCTAGCCTCTTCCATCTGTTTTATCATTCTATCTCTTTGAGAAGGTGTCATTCGTCTGATACCTGTTGGTTGTTGGA